GGCAGTATTACAAACTTGGCAACAAAAGCTTGATTCAGTTAAAGCTGAATTACCCGATTACGAAGATATGGTTGCATCATCGACAGTTGCAGTAAGCAATGAAGTGCGTGATGCGATTTTGGAAAGTGATATTGGTCCTAGGATTCTGTATGAACTTGCTTCAGACGATGAATTGGGCGCCAAGATTGCCGGACTATCTACCGCTAGTGCGTTAAAGCTGATTGGGAAGTTAGAAGCGAAGTTTGAAGCGAAAGCCGAAGAACCAGCTACAAGTAAGCCTGTTGCGGTGAAGTCAAATGCACCAAAACCGATTAATCCGATTCGTGGGACAGGCAGTCAAAGCGTATATACAGATGGCGAACAAATCGACTATCAAGCTTGGAAAGCCGGCCGCAAGACAGGAAAGATTCGTTAAGGTAAAAATTTAATTTACATTTAAGGAACTTGCATCATGGCAAATAATTTATTAACCATTAGCAAAATCACCAACGAAGCGTTGATGGTTTTGGAAAACGAACTAACATTCACTTCAGAAGTTGACCGTAACTATGACGACCAGTTCGCAGTAGTTGGCGGCAAAATTGGCGCAACCGTAAACGTAAGACGTCCTGGACGCTTCGTAGGTGCGACAGGTCCCGCCCTCTCGGTCGAGGATTTTAACGAAACTTCTGTACCAGTAACATTGACAACTCAATTCCAAGTTGCGACCCAGTTCACAACACAAGATTTGGCATTGTCTTTGGATATGTTTTCGGATAGAGTGCTGAAACCCGCGGTAGCAACTATTGCAAATAGGATAGACCGTGATGGTCTATTGATGGCTAAAAACAATACTGCAAACATCGTTGGTACTGCTGGTACTGCTCCAACTGGTTTGATTACTTACCTGACTGCGGCCGCTTACCTTGATTCTGAAGGTGCGCCACGTGACGGTCGCCGTTCTTGCATCGTTGAGCCATTCACTTCAGCAACTATTGTTGATAGCTTGAAAGGTTTGTTCGTTCCACAAGAAGCAATTGGCGAACAGTATCGTAAAGGCCTTATGGGTCGCGATTCCGGCGGCATGAATTGGAAAATGGACCAAAACGTTCAAGCACAAACATTCGGTAGCTACTCCGGTGCTACATTGTCTTGTAACGTTACAACTGCAACTGGCTTCTTGACTTCAGGTTGGGCGCAAACTTCTACCATCACTATTGGTGCTACAAGTGCGGCCGCAACATTGAACCAAGGTGATACATTCACTATCGCTGGCGTATATGCAGTTAACCCACAAAACCGTCAAGCTTACGGTTCAGGCAAACTACGTTCATTCGTTGTAACTGCTCCTGTATCTATCAGTTCAGGTGGTACTGCTTCCGTGACTGTTTCCCCAGCCGTTATTACTGCTGGTCAGTTCCAAAACGTTAGCGTAACTTCAACTGGTTCACAGACTGTTACTCCATTTAACAACACCGGTACAACTTCCTCACAAAACATCATCATGCACCGCAATGCTTTTTGCCTTGCTGTCGCTGACCTTGAATTGCCTGAAGGGGTCCACTTCGCGGGGCGCGCCTCTGATAAAGAAATTGGCTTGTCCCTCAGAGTCGTGAGGCAGTACACCATAAATAACGATTCCATTCCTACACGTTTGGATGTGTTGTATGGCTGGGCGCCTTTGTACCCTGAACTTGCTTGCCGCGTAGCATCGTAAGCATTAAATAGCCAGGGGTAACACCCTGGCATTTCAACCATATTTAAGGAATAAAATCATGAGCAATCCAGGACCAGCATCAACCCAAACGATTCATCCATCAAATCTAGCTTCTAACCAAGCTATTCGTTTGTTAGGTGTATTGACTGGCGTAAACGTTAACGCTACTGGCGATAACGCAATTCCAATCCAAAACACAACTAACTTTTCTGTTAGCAACTTTATCGTTACCAATGCTTCTACAAGCTTGACAACGGCAGTTGCGGCAGTTTACCCAGCGGCTAACGCACAAGGTACTGCTATTGTTGCGGCTTCTACTGCGCTTTCAGGCAATACTGGTGCAACAGTTGTTAACCAATTGACAGTAGCTTCTACTGCTACTCAATCAACACAAAACGTATATTTCCGTGTAACTACCGCCCAAGGCGCGGCCGCTACTTGTGACGTTTATGTTTACGGTTACGACTTTAGCAACTACAACTTAACTAACCCTATTGGGGCTTAATTAAGTAAAAAGTAAAGGAAAGGCCGCCCCCAAAAAGGGTGGCTTTTTTTCTATTTAGACTTATAATTAATTATCCTCATTTAAAGGAAAAATCATGTCATCTACTACCGTTACACGTGGCAATGCCCACGAAACTTTTTATATTTCCGTACCTTTGACACCTACCGCAGTTGCAACCGCTGGCGCAACACAAACTTATGCTTTGCCTGGCTTACAAACAACTGACCTAGTATTTGTTCAAGGCGTTGTTGGTTCACAAACTGCTGGTGTTGTTGCCGCTGAAGCTGATTGCTTGGCCGCTAACGTATTGTCTGTTCAATGGGTTAATGCAACTGGTTCTAGCGCAACTCCAGCAACCGGTAATTACATTATCCAAATTACACGTGCTGAAGGCCCATTGCCAGCAACGGCGGTGTAATCATGGCTAATACTTCCGTTTATCGTTTTATTGGACCAACAACGGCTATTACCGTTAGTGGAACATCGTCAACGGCAGTTACCATTACCCCAGGCGGCAACGACCAAATTAACTATTGTGCGTTTCTAAATACTGCTTCTACACCGGTTGCAATTACCATTAGCCCAGTTGTTCAGGGCGTTGGTTCTGCACCGGCGGCAGTATTGCCTACTGGTGGAAATAGTAGCCAATCGTTTGTATTAGGCGTAACAATGTCACAACCTACTGTTATTGCAGTTCCACAGATTTTCTCAATTACCGCAATTGGTACTTCAGGAACCCTGTATGTAATGCCAGTAGCAGACCAATCGTAAGGAAACATTATGGCAAACCCAGGCGTAGCAAATAGTTCAGTAACAAATTTACTGCCGGTACAGGCAACATTTAATACGGCTGGGGCTTGCACCGGTTTGATTGGTCCTGGCGGTGCAGTATTTTCACCACCATTAAGCGGTAATACCGAAAATCCAGCAACTTTGTCTATGGGTGGCAATTTAATTGCTACTTCAAATACATTGCCTACAATTAGTTCAGGATTTGGCACAAGCCCAACAATTACCGCCGTAAGCACTTTTGTATTTAAAATTGTTGTTGGTTCGGGTGGCGCTTCAAGCGGAACTATTACACTTCCAACCGCGCCAAATGGATGGTTAGCTTTTTCCGCTGACGTAACAAGCGGTTCTACATTATTTTTACAATTAACTGGAAGCACAACAACTTCAGTAACATTTACTAGCTTTTCAGTAACAACTGGCGCCGCGGCACCAATGTCAGCAAGTGATGTAATCCTAGTTAACTGTATTGCCTATTAAGGTTTAGTATGACTACACCGTCAAATTCTGCCGTACAGAATTTATTGCCGGTTCAGGCATATTTCAACCTGGATGGCAGTTTTAATACCTTTATTGGACAAGGAAAGCCGTTTTATGCAACGGCTAACCCTATTCAATCAGGTTTAACGATTACTAACAGTACGTTAGATTCAAGCCCAATTGGTTCAATAACGCCTTCTACTGGCGTTTTTACTAATATCAGCACTACAACTGGCCAAATTTCTACCCAACCAAGCGGTGCAACTGATATTGTTAATTTATTGGCATTGCAATCTTATGCCGCTGGCATTAGTTGGAAACAACCAGTAGCTTGTGCGACCCTTGCAAATATCACATTGTCCGGATTGCAGACAATTGATGGCTATACAACTTTAGCCGGCGACCGTGTTATTGTTAAAAATCAATCAACACAAGCCAATAATGGCATTTATATTGCCGCTTCAGGCGCATGGACACGTTCAAGCGATGCAAATACATGGAATGAATTAGTTTCAGCGATTGCTTTCGTAGAATATGGTTCACAAGCCGGTTCTGCATGGTTTTGTACTGTAACGCCAGGTGGCACACTTGGTACAACGGCAGTAACTTGGGCGCAATTTACAACTTCCGCCACATATACTGCCGGAACAGGATTAACCCTTGCCGGATTTCAATTTAGCATTACTCCGCAAGGTACCGCTGGAACTTATGGTTTTGCATCTTCCGTGCCAGTATTTACAACTAATGCCAGCGGACAAGTAACTAGCGTTACTAATACCAGTATTGCTATTGCTAATACCCAAGTTTCCGGACTTGGCACGATGTCCACCCAAAACGCTAACAACGTATCAATAACTGGTGGAAGCATCACAGGAACGCCCATAAGCGGTTCAACTGTTGGTGGTACTACTATCACCGCATCTACCCAATTTAGCGGCGCTGGAACCGGTTTAACTGGTACTGCAACCAGTTTATCCATTGGTGGTAATGCCGCTACTGCAACAACCGCTATAACCGCCACAACTGCTACAACTACAACTAATTTAGCTGGTGGTGCGGCTGGTTCTTTGCCATACCAATCAGGAAGCGGAGCAACAACATTTTTAGCGGCTGGAACAAACGGTCAATATTTAACGCTATCTAGCGGTTTACCAACTTGGGTTTCATTGCCTACTAATGTTTCATCATTTAGCGCCGGAACAACAGGATTTACACCTTCATCACCTTCTACTGGTGCAATAACACTTGCTGGTACATTAAATATTGCTAACGGTGGTACAGGCAATACAACTGGACAAGCCGCCAGCGTAGCCAATTCAGCTACATTTAACAATAGCGGTACGGGCGCGGCATCCGGTACAACATTTAATGGTTCTGCCGCACAAACTATTTCGTATAACACTCTAGGCGCATCCCCATTAGCCGGTTCTACAAGCTTAACAACACTTGGAACAGTAACCACAGGCACATGGAACGCTGGAATTATTGGTTTAGCGTATGGTGGCACAAATGCCAATTTAACTGCGGTAGCCGGTGGCGTAGTGTATTCAGGCGCATCTGCTATGGGAATTACGGCCGCCGGAACAACTGGCCAGTTTTTAACTTCTAATGGTTCAGGCGCCCCAAGCTGGTCAACAGTAACAACTGCAATCACAATTACAGACGACACCAGTTCTGCAACTGCTTACTATCCATTGTTTGCCAGGGTAACTAGCGGTACAACTAATACTGAATACACCAGTTCTACCAAGTTAAATTACACACCTTCTACTGGCGTGTTTTCATCCACATCATTTAGTGGTGCTGGAACAGGATTAACGGGAACTGCATCAAGCCTTTCTATTGGCGGTAATGCGGCAACTGCTACTTCTGCCACATCAGCAACAACTTCTACAAACCTTGCTGGTGGTGCTAACGGTTCAGTTCCTTATCAAACAGGCTCTGGTGCTACCACTTTT